CAGTTTGCTATGTCTCACCTCAGGAAATCTCTTGTCAAAAAGTACCTTCCTGGTACTTCAGATAAGAATCCTAAGGCTGACTTAGCTGCTTTCTCAAAATTCACGCAAGTGAATGAGAGATGTGCTAATTGGCGAATGGATACTTCCAGCATTACCGAATTGGAAGCGGTCGCTATAGGTGAAACGAAAGTTGTCATCGATAGCTTCTTCTTCCCTGACTGGTCGTCGGATGGACTCGACTTCCAGCCACCCATTTTGAATATGGCCAGTATAGCGGCCAAATTCACTTTGGGGTCCGGAGCGAACATAGGTTCTAAGAGTACCGACTTATATTCTAAGTTGGCCCTCAGTACTATGGACGCTACAAGCGCGGAACTGCACGGGTTATACCGGCAGTGTATCTCTGAGAGTCCCAGCTGGCGCGGTTTAGAACTTTCGCGCGCACGCTTAATGGGTTCTCGAGTTACTTCAAGCAGCCGTCTTTCTTTTGTTCCTAAAACAACGGAGATATCGCGCACCATATGCACCGAGCCCGTGTTGAATATGCTCTTTCAACAGGGTGTAGGGCTTTGTATTCGGGAGCGCTTACTCGAGGTCTTTGGTATCGACCTCGTTAAGCAACCGAATCACAACGCCGTACTTGCTCGTCTAGGGTCACAAGATAATAGGTTTGGTACTATCGACCTATCATCTGCCAGTGACTCTATCTCTATCGGTCTCTGTGATTATATCTTGCCTAGGCAGGTTACAAGTCTGCTGAAGCTATTCAGATGTAGTCACACCACTCTTCCAGGTGGCTTAGAGCCTTTGGAGTTGCATATGATCTCGTCCATGGGAAACGCTTTCACATTCCCTTTACAGACGATGTTGTTTGCTGCGATAGTCTGCGGTTGCTACCGGGCTTACGATATTCATATCGTTCACCCGCGAGGCAATACCCTCGGCAATTATGCCGTCTTCGGAGATGATATCATCGTGCTACAAAGGGTTTACCCCCTGGTAGTTCGTTTGCTACATCTCTTCGGATTTGAGGTTAACGCAGATAAGTCCTTCAATGAAGGACCATTCCGTGAGTCGTGCGGCCATGATTATTACCATGGTACGAACGTCAGAGGGGTCTATATTTCTAGACTCCGATACGCCAACGACTGCTACTCTGCCATCAACCGCCTCGTTAGGTGGAGTGCAAGGCACAGTGTTTTGTTACCAAATCTCGTATCATTCCTCACCAGTAAGGTCCGGTTCCTACCGGTTCCTTACGATGAGAGTGATGATGCTGGGATTAAGGTACCAACCACGGTGCTGACTGGCCAAAGGTTCAATCGCTTTAACGGGGGGATACCTTATCGGTACTCCTCGCTACGCGATAGGCAAGTCCGCATTCAACAGAACGAAGTTGAGCAGGTCCTAGTTGGGTACTATCACCTCGAAAGCGGTGAACGTATTCCACTCTGGGACCCGGTCTCCGATAGCGTTTGGAGGCCGCTCTTGCCATCTTGGTATGAAAACCCGGATGGCTTGATGATTGCTCTATTGGCAGGTAGCATTAGGAACCGCTTTGTGACTTTACGTAGTCAAAAACGCAAAGCGGCTATAAGGAGGCGGCACAGTCCAAGTTGGGATTGGGTCGCCCCCGTGAGGGGATTAGCTCCCTCATTCGCAACGGATTGGAAGGCCGTTGCGGAGGTCTACTTTACTAAACATTAGTAGACTTCTCA